GTGGGACACGCAGCGTGAAGCGCTATCGTCCATCTGTAAGAATCGTAAGAATGTTATTTTGAAAGCCCGTCAGTTAGGACTTTCATGGTTAGTGGTTCATATCGCAGCGCATTTACTGTTAACCCGTAATGGGCGGTTAGTAATTGCAATGTCAAGGTCAGAGGAAGAAGCGAAAGAGCTAATAAGACGACTTACGTTTGTCTATGCAAATATGCCCGCTTTAATTGCTGATGAACGCAATAAGCCCCCTGGGTGGGAAGGACCTACATATAAATCTAATGCGTTAGACCTTGTTGTTAAGAACGGAAATAACCCCGTCTCTACCATGAAAGCGTTTGCGTCTTCACCGAACGCCGGAAGGTCGTTTACAGCAGACATATTGATTCTGGACGAGTGGGCTTTTCAGGAGTGGGCTGAGGACATATGGGCGGCTGCATATCCTACGATATCCGCGCCTGATGGTGGTAAAGTCATAGGCTTATCCACAATAAAACGTGGAAGTCTATTTGAAAGAATATTTACTGACCCTGATAACGGGTTTAATAAAATCTTCATACCGTGGTACGCAGACCCTACAAGGGACGATAAATGGTATGCGGATAATAAAAAGACCTTAGGGGACTTAATGACACAAGAGTTCCCCGCGACCATAGAGGAAGCGTTAGAAGTACCGGGTGGATCGTTTTTCCCCGAAGTCAACGAAGTTAATACAGTTAGTAGCGATCCCTTAGATGGACACGTAATCAACTATGTATGTATCGACTACGGACTTGATATGTTCTCGGCACACTGGGTACACATAAACGATAAAGGCGAAGCTCAGGTATATAGGGAATACGATTCACCGAATTTAACGATAGGCCAGGCTGCGGAAGTCTTAAACGACTTATGCACCGAACCCGTAGAGCTATTCTTGGCGCCGCCTGATTTGTGGAACAGATCACAATTAAACGGTAAGAGTCGCGCTCAGTTGTGGGCGGAAGCCGGAGTGAACCTCACTAAAACAAGCAGAGACTTTCCCGCGGGTTGTGCTGCAATGAAAGAGTGGTTAAGACCACGGGAAGGCAAGAAGAGTAGGCTAACCTTATTAAAGGGCGAAGCGCCTAACCTATATAACTGTTTAAAGCGAATACAGAAGGACGATAAACAGCCTAACGTATATGCTAAAAAGCCCCACGACTTAACACATGATCCCGACTCGCTACGATACTTTTGTGTATGGTGGACGTCGGCGGCAAAGCCGGATAAGGCTAAAAAGAAGAAGTGGAGAGCAGACTTACTCGAAGACTACGATAACGCAGACGACGAAACACGGGCATTGATGGTTTCAATGTTTGGAGAACCCATAAGATGAGTGAAAAAGAAATCAAGGATAACGTAAAGCTCAATAAATGGAAAGACAAGTATAACAGAGCTAAGGACTCATACGAAGATCAGTTAGACCGTATGCGTAATCAGGAAGCGTTATACGATGGAGACGCTTTTACCCGCCGTTCAAAGAATAAGGGCGGTGGAAGAGCGCGTAAATTAGCGGAGAACGTCCGTAACATCATATACGAGCTGATAGAGACAGAGGTAGACTCTTCTATCCCCATGCCTAAGGTAACTGCGGTACACGAGGAAGACCAACAGCAGGCCGAGATCATAGAGCAAATGATACTCAATGAACTGCGTGAACTGAGATTCAAAGAAATGAACGATATCTCAGAAAGAGTCGTTGCGGTACAGGGTGGCGACTGGTATCACGTCGAGTGGGATTCACGCAAGGGTAATCACTGTACGATAGGCGGTCTGGAAGTAAACGAAAGAAATCCACAGACCGTAATTCCACAGCCCGGAGTAAATGACCCGTATAAACTTGACTATCTGTTTGTTCTTATCTCAATGACTAAGGACGCAGTTAAAAGAGTATACGGTGTTGACGTAACCGAAGAGATCAACACAGAAAAACAGACCAAAGACTATAACGAAGAGCTTGTAACCGTAATCAAGACCTATTACAGAGACGAAAACGGAGATATCGGTATCTTTACATGGTGCGGTGATACCGTCCTTGAAGATATGGAAAACTATCAGGCACGCAGACTTACACGCTGTAAGAAGTGCGGAAGAGTCAAAGAAGGCCCTGTATGCGAGTGTGGCTCTAAATCGTTTGAAACGACCATAGAAGACGCGGAAGAAGTCGAGGAAGACATTATTACCCTTACTGACGTAATCCCCGCGTATGAGGAAGTAGAGAGCGTTGTAATGGGTGAAGACGGGCCGATACTTAACGAGTATGGGCAGCCCACTATTGAAAAGAAGACCGTACATAAAAAGATTCCGTACTATAAGCCTAACGTAATGCCTATGGTATTGAGACGCAACGTCTCAAAGGCTAAATCACTTTTGGGCGTATCGGACGCTGCGGTAATCGAAGACCA